GGCCTGGAAACCTGCAGCGCAACAGCCAAGATTTACTCGGTGGCCAATACCAACGTGGACGATTACGCCTTCGGCTTAGTCAATGCCGGAACGATCAATATGCCGGTGACGATGTGTACCCGCGCCGGCACGACCGGGCAGACGGCCTATTTCTTGGATGCCACGGCGATGCGCTACAACACATCATTCCCGGTGGGGCAGTTGCCGATGGCGGACTTCTACCTGCCGCCGACCAGCCAGAAACTCGTACGCGGGTTCATCCTGCAGCCCAAGGCCACCATAACAACCACCGGGGACGGAACGGCCTATCAACTAGGCGCGGTAGCGGCCACGCAATACCTCTATGCCGCGATACACGTTTTCTCGGCCAGCGGGACACTACCGACACTCGATGTCGTGATAGCGAATTCCGCAACCGAGGGGGGAAGCTACACTACCCGAGGCACGTTCACCCAGAAGACCGCCGCGGGATACCAGTTTCTTACCCCGGTTGTCGGAGCACCGTTTACCGATACCTGGTGGAGAGTATCTCGCACGATTGGTGGAACAAACACGCCGACTTTCAGCTGTGCAGTAATCGTCGGCATTCAGCGTTAGGAGACCTAAAACATGGCTACCACAAGAGTTGTCCTTAATCCGCATTTGACCTACAACTCGACGGAATGGACCGAGCAGATCGCCTCCCTGGAACTGCCGTTCAGCCGCGAGGAATTGGAAGCAACCGCATCCGGTGATGGCACCCGTGTTAAGGTTCCTGGCCTTGAAACATGGACCTGCACGGTGGTCTGTCACCGCAACATCGCAACCGGGGCGGCCGGCGTTGAATCATTAGCCTGGATTGCCAAGGAAGCCGAGATGCCGCCTTCCGGTGTGGCATCTCCGTTCATCTTTGCCTATGCGCACGGCACGGTCAGTGCTACCAATCCATTCTATTCCGGTAATGCCTACATCAAGGATATCCAGGTGGCGACCGGGGCGATCGGGGCCATCGACACCATGACCGTAACCTTCATGGCCGGCGGAACCCTTGCCCGAACCACTTCGTCATAGGAGCGCGACATGGCTGCAACGACACACACAGTAACCAGCCCGTATTTCGTCTTCAACGAGGTGGTCTATACCGCCCAGGTGCAGGAGATACGGTTGCCCTTCTCCAGGGATGAACTGGATGCCACGGCCTCAAGTGCAACAAGCATTACCCGCGTGAAGGTTCCGGGTTTGGAGAATTGGACCTTGACGGCGGTGATGTTCCGCACCGAGGGGGCATCCAGCATAGCATCAAGCCTGTGGGCGGAAAAGGAAGTCGAGCTGGCATCGGGCGGAACTCCGAAGGCCTGGAGTTTCCGCTACACCAATACGGACCAATCGGCCACCAATCCGACCTATGCCGGGTCGGCCTACATCTCCAGCATGAACGTGGTTGCCGGAGCCGTGGGTGCTCCCGACATGGTTGAAGTGACCCTTATGGCGGCTGCCGATCTTACCAGAACCGCCACGTAATCAAATCGCGTGTGGCGTGTCAGCGCCAGGATAGGACAGACGGCTGCGAAAGCTAGATGCCGTGAGCGCGGGTAATTTTCTGAACAGGCACGTTTACCCCCGTAAGAAGATTGGTCGAAGGAGCCGGGTGGGGAATCCGGCCACGCGATAATAACCCTAAAGAAATCCCGCGTGCAGCCAGGAGGGACTGGCGTCAAGGGATGGGCAAGCCCAACCACCCGAAGGCGGTGATGGGATCAAAACACCAAGCGGGTATCAAGGCCCGTCACGCGGAATAAACCCCCAAAAGAAAGCGAGTTGATTTATGGCGTTATCTGCTGTGCAGATGCGGGATGGCAGGGCCATGTTGGAATTGGCCTCCGAGGAGTGGGTATTTCAGCTCATCAAGGAACAATCGGGCCATGACGTGCCGATCCGGTTCCACGTGAAACCCTACCTTGCATCGGAAATGAAGCGCATGCTGAACGCGACCGGCGTGGTCATGAAGACCGATGGCGGGGCCAATCTGCTGATGTTGCCCGGCAACCGGGATGCCTGCCTGCCCGTCTTCAAGCACAACTTCCTGCGGATGGGCAATATCACCAAGCAGGACGGATCGGAACCATCCATCGAGGAGCAAGTCAAGTTCATCGAGGCCCGCGGCTGGCAGGCCGATATCGTGCTGTCCACCTACGGCGGGTTTTCGCTTGTCCCCAAAGCGGACGCAAGCGAATCCGCTGGATTCATTTTCCTGATGGTCGAACCGGAAAGCCGAGTTGACCTATTAGTGAAGCTCTGGTGCGAGGAAACCGGAGCGGTGGAAGAAGTCACTTGCCAGCACAGGCTACGTCCCGCCTCAGCGCAGCAACGATTCGATTACACGCACGCAACGGCCGGCCGGCAACTCAACTCCCGCAAAGGCGAAGTGCGCAGCCAGGAAGACTACGACGCGATTGAAAAGCTATATGATGGCATGATCCTGGGGGTTGAAGGTGCACTGATTGAAGGTCAGCCCTGCGCCTCGGATAACGGGGAAACCTGGATTCCGAAAGTCCCCTTCTGGCACAAGTCGGTGGTCATCGACGAAACGTTCCGGCGAGACTCGCTAAAAAACGCCTAATCGCGGAGTGGCTACCCCTGGCGCTTCGCGGTCGATATGAAGGCATGAAAGGGGCGGAATGCTCACGCGAACCCCAATTCCAGGAACTTTACCCGCTGATGGGCGATCCGTCCGCGCAGGACAAGATTCGTCTGGAAAATCCGGGCCGGCACTGTGGCCTGTTGATGGCCGACCCGTCCTGCTGCACCATTTGCCAACTCGGCCCCTATCATGGAGAGGATGGCCGTTGCCGACTGGCGATGGAAGATTACGGCTACCTCGTTCCAATAGCGCAGGAACTGGACTTATCCTTGACTTTCGGCATGAGGGCGGGGTCCAGTTTGACTTCCCAACAGTTCGAGATGCTGATGGCCTATCGTGAGGCCCGCGAATTCATCATGCTCAAAATGCAGATTGAAGGCACCGTGAACGGCATGGCTGCATTGATGGGTGGCAAAACCAATGTCTGAAACTCCCGGTGGTGGAATCAAGTTTGTCATCGACGCCGATATCCCAGCCGATGAAAAGATCCGGCAAGTTACCGCTGCGTTTATTGAACTGCAAAGGGTATCAGGTACCGGAACCCCCACTGCCATAGCTGAGACCTCCGCTGCACTCAGGCAGGTTGGCAATGCTGCCGAGACAGAAGGCGAAAAACTCATTCGGATGTCCAGACTTTATTCCACGGCTGGCATGTCCGTGGCAGAAAGTGCTAAATTTCAAGGGAAAAGCATCGCTGAAGTAAATGCCGCCCTGGGAAATACCACGACGGCAGCACAGAGTACCGCCGCTGCTATGCATACTGTGGCCGCATCAGGGAAAGATGTTCTCTCGGCCTTTCAAGCGCAACTAAATCCTACGACACAACTCGGGGTCAAGCTGGGACAATTAGAAGCTGCCGGCTTTACCACCACCCAGATATTCGCCGTCCTCAACGGCGAGATTCAGCGAAGTTCCGCAACCGCCCTGGCCAATCAGCAGGCAATCCATCCCCTAGTTGGAACCTACCTTGGAATGGCGACGGCACTTCAAACCGCAGCCGATGCCGCCATGCGGATGAATGCCACGTTGGCGCAAACTTCTTCCTTGGGTGGCCTTGCCCAGACCGAAGCAATCAGAAGGGCAACACTTGGACAGGCGGGCGGGCTTGGAGGGATTCCTGTCAACGCTGCCAATATTCCCGCCATCAATGCAGCAACCGCAGCCATGATGGAACAGAATAGGGTCATTGCCGCCGGCGCCCCCGTTGTTGCCCAACAGACCGGCCTCCTTGCCTCCATGGGCATCACCATGGGGCATGTCAAGAACATGGCCTTAGGTTTGCTGGTCTATAGAGTAATCTGGGGGGCCATATCGGGGGTTACGGGGGCGATCAAGGGAACCATTGATGCTGCTATTGATTTTGAAAAGGCATTTGCTGAGGTCAAGAGAACCGTTGGTGGAACGGTCCCCGAGATGGCGCAACTTCATGGCGAAATATTGAAACTATCGGCGGTCATCCCTGTTACGGCCCTTGAACTTTCCAAGATTGCTGCATATGCCGGACAATTAGGAATCGAGACCCCCAATATTGCTAAATTCACTGAAACCATTGCCCGGATGGCCGCTTCTTCAAATCTTTCCATGGAAGAAGCCGCTTCCGGCCTAGCAAAATTTATGCAGATCATGGGAACACCGCAAGTCAATGTTGATCGGTTAGCTTCGGTAGTGGTTAAGCTCGGTGTGAGTACGGCAGCCACAGAGGGCGAAATCATGAAGATGGCATTCCGCTTAGCGGGTGCTGGAAACATGGTCGGATTGACCGAAGCACAGGTACTTGCACTGTCTTCTACCCTGGGATCCCTTGGTATGCGTGCCGACCTTGGTGGTTCTGCAGTATCCAAGACATTCCGCGATATGGCGCGGGCGGTTGGTTCGGATCTTGAGAAACTAACTGGATTCGCTACCGTGGCCGGAATGAGCGCACAGAAGTTTGCCAATATCTTCAAGAGAGATGCGGCGGAGGCCCTACTGTTGTTCTTAGAGGGATTGTCCAAATATAAGGGTTCAGCTCCAGAGATGATTGCCCTATTGGATGAACTCGGGATGAAACAAAGTCGGCAGATTGATGCCCTTTCTCGTGCTGGTGGTGCAGTTGATGAATTCCGCAAGCAGATGGATATGGCCAATAAGGAATATGCCGACAATACCAAATTACTGGAATCATCCAAGACCGCATGGGAAACAACTCGTGACGAAATTGAAAAGACGAAAAACTCATGGTATGCGCTGGCCGTGGAAATAGGAAATGCTGTCTTAGGAATGGGATCATATCTTGCCCAATCAATCAGGATTCGAGACGCCAAGGCTACTCCCGTGTTTCCTGGGGGCGGAGGATATACCCCGTCTACGTTTAGTGCCGGAGAAATCTATGGCAAGAACCTTGAATCTGCGATGCAGGCCGAAGCAGATCGAATGTGGAAATCTAAGATTGGCACGGAGATATGGCATCCCCCAATGGCACTTACCGAAGCAATGAATGCTGCCCTCCCCAAGGCCAAGGAACTCACCGAAGCCCAGAAGGAGCAGGCCAAGATCCTGGAGAAGATCAACGAGCAATATGGGTTCTGGCCCAAGCACAACGCGGAGATGCTGAAGACGTATGGCATTTTTCAGCTCATTACCGATCAGGCATCCAAGATGTCCGATGCCATCGAAACCGCCAAGGATATAATGGAGTCCATGCCCGGTGCTGCCAAGATGGGAGTACCTACCCAAGACCTGATCGACAAACTGCCGGGAACCAGGGATGTAACGGAATACTTCAAGGGTCTGTTTAAGCCGGGGGAAACCAAGACCCATGAATCGGAACTCCAACG